GCAGACGTATAACAACATGCAATCGGCCTTTGCTGAGTTCACTACGCTCTTGCGCGTCCCGCTGTGGAACGCGATCGAAGAGCAGATGGAAGCGGGCCTTTCGCGGGACTTCCCTGGCGTCCAACTGGCTTTTGACCTATCGCAAGTTCAGGCCCTGCAGCCGGAACCCGACGAAGCGGCATTGCTGGCGCAATTCACATCCAACGTGGCGACGCAAAATGAAGTCAGGCTAAAGCTAGGCTACGAACCTACCGAAAGCGGAGACCGATTTTCGTATGAGGTCAGCGCCCCTACCGGCTTCGGCATGCTCAGCGCGGCAAAGCCTGAAACGGCGAAGGATGCAACGTCCGACGACTTCACTTTCGACGGCGAACGTGTCAAGTGGAACGAGGCTTTCGCGGTCAAGGCATGGCAGGACGAAGAGCGCATGCTCGCAAGGGCCGCCGCCGAACAGGAACCCTACGCAATTGACCTGATCGAGAAGGCCCGGCGCGGCGCCCTTGCAAAGGTCAAGGCCGACAAGGCTAACCCGGCTGACGGTGTCAACGTGGAAACGTTGGTACGTCAGTACATGACGGCCACCGCTGCGGTACGTGAGAAGCTGGCACGTCAGATAATCGAGTTGACGCTCTCGAGTGCGCAGGTGGATTTCGCCGCCGTGCAATCGGAGGTGGACGCGATCATCGATGCGCAGACACGGCAGACGGCGTCCATGATGAAAGAGAGTTGCGAGACGCTCAAATCGGAGGTGTCGCAGATTGCCGAAGCCAACGCCGGGAACCAAGCGGCTATCCGTGATGAGATAACGCGGCGTTTCGACACGATCAGCAAACCCCGGGCGGCCATGATCGCACGCACGACGGTACGGGCGCAATCGACGGTCGTTCAAAACGAATCAGTCAAGAGCCTCAACCGTGCGGAGACGAACCCCAAAAGGCAGTTCGTTATGGTCTGGCTTTCACAGCGTGACGACGACGTGAGGCCCTCACACGAGGCCTTAGACGGTAAGTACATCGAAAGCGGCGGCTCGTGGTCCATCCACAACGCCGGCATCAGCAAAGGCCCGGGCATAGGCCCGGAAGCATCCGAAACAATCAACTGTCGGTGCGTCCAACGCCCGACGCGCAAAAGCAGGTTGGGGTAATCATGAAGTTCAAAACGTTTCCTACTCAGTGGAAGGCCACCGGCACCGAGGGCGAAATCCAAGCGTGGGTTTCCGTGTACGACAACGTCGACAGCTACGGCGACCGTGTCAAATTCGGCGCGTTCGCTAAGTCGCTATCCGAGATGACGCCGGCGCTCGTCTGGCAACACGACCTGAAACAGCCCATCGGCAAAACGATTGCCATGGAGGAGGTGCCGGCCGGTGACGCGCGATTGCCTGACGACATCAAAGAGCGCGGCGGCCTGCTGGCAACGGGGCTGTTGAACCTGAACACGACGGCCGGACGTGATGCCTACGAACACGTAAAGTTCGGTAGCGTAGATCAGTACTCTTTCGGGTACGACGAAGTGCTGACGTCTCAGAACGACGACGGTACGAAGAACTTAAACGAGGTGAAGCTATACGAGTGGTCACTCGTGACACTCGGAGCGAACCCGATGACCCAAACCCAATCAATCAAGTCGATGAACATCGAGGACAAGCTGGCCGCGTTATCCGCGTTGGTGGATAATGCCGAAGAACATGCGCACGCGTTCGCGGACATGAAACAGAAGGCCGGCCGCGTTCTCAACTCACGAATCAGGGGGATGATCCTTTCGCTTGCCGATCAGCTGAAGGACGCCGCCAAGTCACTTTACGAGCTGCATAAGGAGAGCGAGCCGGTAGCCGCCGATACGACGTCGGCAAAGCGCGCGCAATTGCTCCTGTACATGCAGCAACTCAACAACCAACCGAGGAACTAAGACCATGCAAAAGAAGTCATGGGATGACGTGCTTACGGCTATCGACGCTGTCCTGACGGGCACGTTTGAGACGCCGGAAGCAATGGCCGCAGAAGTGGCTAAAGTCCGCGAACAGATCGCGGCAATGATCGCCGAAGCAGCCGCCGAAGGTGCAACGGCCGAAGAGATTTCAGCCGCCGCCGAAGGTGCCGCAAAGGCAATGGCGAAGCTCACACAGGTCGAAAGCCTGATCAGCGCAAAGCGTCAGGTCGCCGACATGCAAACCAAGAACCGCGCCGCCCTTGAAGGGTATAAGGGTGCTTTCAACGTGCCAAGCGGCAACACCGTTTCAGGCTCGTCCATCGTCGTCAAGAGCACGCCGTACCGTGGAAAGGCTTTCAAGTCGTACGGTGCTGATGCTGGCAAGGCCGCACACCGCGCCGGCGCTTCGATCGCCGCCCTTCTGGGCAGCGAGTCGGCAGCGCAGTATTGCAAGGATAACGGTATCGAGTTTCGCCGTAAGGACATGAACACGGGCGACGATGCGCTCGGTGGATTCATCGTCACGGGCGAAGTCGAAACGGCCATTCTGTACTACCGCGAAGAGCGCGGCGTGGCTCGCAACATCATGGAAGTAAAGACTGGCTCAGCGCCTTCCGTGACGCGCTCCAAGAACGTCGGCGGGACGAATGTCAAGGCCCTCGGAGAAGGTCAGCAGTACGTGACATCCGATGTGAAGTTTGATCAGATCGGCGTCACTGCCAAGAAGTTCGGCGCGCTGACTGTCGGCTCGTACGAGTTGAACGATGACAGCTTTGCCAACCTCGCCGAAGAGGTCGCGAAGGATCACGGCTACGCGCACGCCACGAACGAAGACCGCATCGCGTTTCTGGGTTCCGGCGCTTCGACCGACAACGGATTGCTTGGCATCACTGAGACGTTCAAGAAGATCGTCACCGACGCCGGCGGAACTTTCACCACGGACGCGCACAAGCTGTATGCCGCTGGCATCGCAGTTGCCACGGGCGCCACGGTGGCTTCGGTCACGCTTGCCGACCTGTTCAAAATGCAGGCGAAAGTTGCCACCTTCCCCGGCATGGTCAACCGCTTTTACATGCCGTCGCAAATCTGGTATGGTCAGATCGTACCGTCTATCATGGATAAGGGCGGCCTGACAACGACCGAGATCGTGAACGGCGTTCCGCGCGTGTTCCTCAACGGCTTCGAGGTCGTCTTTACTGACGAACTCTACACGCCGATTCTCACGGCTGAGAACAATCAGTTCGTGGCGTTCTTCGGCGATGCTGCGCAGGCTGGTTTGTGGTACGATCGCCAAGGCCTGACGGTGACGCCATCGACGGAAGCGGGCTTCCTCACCGACGAACTCTACTGGAAGTCGACAACGCGCTACGGCCTGAATTGGTGGAATGTCGGCAACGGCTCATCCACGGCAGCGCTTCGCAAGCGTGGCGCCCTCGCCGCTCTGGTAACGAAGAACTAACCCACGAAAGGACAACCAATAATGAACGCACTTCAGGAAACCAAGCTCGTCAGCATTACGCCACCTGCGGCGCGTGTTGACAACGCTGCATTCACAACGGCGGCCATCGACACGCAGGGCTTTAACAAGCTACGCGTGGTTGTGTACCTCGGAGACACCGACATCGCGATGACGCAACTCAAGCTCACCGAATCGGACGATTCGGGAATGAGCGGCGAAACCGACATTGTCGGCTGCGTCTATGGCACTTCGACGAACCCGGACACGGGCACCACGTCGGCACTGCCAAGCGCCACGGACGACAACAAGTTCTTCGTGTTCCACGTCGATCTCAAGGGCCGTAAGCGTTACATCGATCTCAAGGCCACAGCCGGAGACGGTAGCGCCGGAACCTTTGCCGCTGCTTTCGCTGATCTCTACGACGCGCTCGCAGTTCCGAGCACGGCTGCAACACGCGGCGCTGCTGCCAACCTCTTCGCCGGGTTCTAACCTTCGGCATTCACTACGGCCCCTTTCGGGGTCGTGGTAAGTTCCGAGACACGCCATGCCCGCACCGATCATTACTAACGAAGGTTCCTATATCGACATCCGTATTGTCGCGGGTGTTGCGTGGGCTATGACGTGTACGCTCGACATCGACGGCGTGCCGATCAACCTTTCCGGTAACACCCTAGCGGCGCAGTTGCGCACGGCATCGGGCACGCTTGCGGCAACGGCAACGTGCACGATCACCAACGCGGCGGCCGGGCAATTCACCGTAGCACTCACGGGAGCGCAAACGGCGGCCTTGCAGGTCGGAACCGAGTACATGATGAGCGTCAACCGCACGGCCTCCGGGGTCACGTCTGAGGTCATACGTTCGCGTTCGGTGTCTATCGTCACGGGGGTAACGGCGTGAACGTCCGCGTAACCATCGAGCAGCCAAACGTTCGGGTCGGCGTAGCTACCGGCGGCCTCGTGCCGTTGAACGTGGACGTGTCACTTGTGGCCGGCGTGAACTTGTCCGCCCTCAGAGCCGTGACCACCGATAGCAACGGCCGTGCCGTATATGCGTCCCCTGCGACGTTATCCGACGCGGTGGTAGTTGGTATCACCTCGACGGCGGCAAACGCACTAGACGCGGTTTCCGTGCGAACGGCGGGCATTGTGGAAGATGGCTCGTGGTCATGGACGAAAGGCCCGGTGTTTCTCGGCACGAATGGCACCCTCACGCAGACGGCACCGACCGGCGGACTGATCATCTGTCAGGTCGGCAGGGCACTAGGCCCGACGAAACTTCAGATCGACGTTGAACCAATCATTCAAACGGTGTAAAATGGCAGACAAGTACATACGGCAGAACGCCGGGCAGCTGGCCGAGGTGGAAGGCCTCGTAACCTCGCAAGGTTCGCAAGACGCGGGCAAGATTCCCGCTCTGGATTCATCGGGGAAGCTCGACAATTCGATGATGCCCTCAGGCATCGGAGCCGATACCGAGGTTATGGCAACATCGGAGAACCTCAGCGCCGGTGACCTCGTGAATATCTGGAACGATTCGGGCACGCGCAAGGCTCGCAAGGCCGACGCATCAAAC